GTAGGGAAAAATCCGTAAGGAGCGACAAGCGACCCTGCTGAAATATAGCCCCCACTTGTGCCTGACGGTGTTAAACCAAGAGAAATATAGCCACTACCTGACATATTATATTCGTCAACTGTTGAGCCGTCAGCAGTTCCTCTTGTTAATTTAATCATTTGAACGCCATTGACCATAATCCAGCCAACAATTCTTTTCCACAAATTGCCATAAAAGTTTTCAATACCGAATACTTTGACTGTTTCAGAGGCAGTTGTGCCATAGAATAATCCATTAGCATTTCTTGCTCCTGATGACTTTAAGGAGCCGCCTGTATAGTGTCCGTTTCCGAATATTGTTTGAGTATCGGTTGATTTTCCAATTAAAACAAGCAAATCTCTAACAAGCAGATAATCTGCGAGCGTTCCGTTAGTCCAGTAAGTGCCGTTTGCACTCGCCCAAAGAATTTCGTTTGTCATCGTGCTATTATTGTAAGGGGCACGACCTGACAAAGAACGTAATTGGTCAGATACGTTACTTGCGTCATAAGCGGACATAAACATTTCAGGAATTAAGTCGCCGTCTTTGTTAATGTGCGTATAACATTTCCAAGCGTCATTAATTTGCCTATTAGCAAACCAATAATAGTCTTTGTAGCCGTCAGTTTCATAATAACGCCAAACTTGAGGAAATCCGACCATAACATTACCAGCATAAGATGTATTTGTTATGTCTGACGCAGTTCCGTCTTTCTTTTGAGCGTAATTATCAGGATTTAACTCATAGTCAACCGTTCCGTCATATTTAAGCATTACCGGACGAGGCATAAAGAACGCATTTTTCCAGTCGCTATATACAAAGCGAGAAAGAGTGTAATTCATATATGCAGACTTAAAGTTTTCGTTATGACCTACATAGTGTACTCTTGTGGCTGGGTTGCTATCAGCCGTATCAATATAGTAACCATAAATTGTCGTTCCAAAAAGGTTTCTTGGGTCAAGGTTTACAACCCCATTTACTGATACAGGGAAAGCCCTGTAATAATATTCAACAGTTGTACTTGGAACATTATCAACCAAAGCAGTATTATTATATGCGTCTTTTGTTGTATTTTCCGCAACTACAACACCGTCCTCTGTACTTTGTGGGTATGCTCCCGCTTTTCTAACGATAATCGTTTTAGCCCAAGTACACAAAATATGGTTGTCAATTATTGTGTCCGCTGGGTCTTGCCAGTTTAATGAATAATTAGAGCCGTCAGAACTTCTTTCAACTCTCAAATTGTAACAAGCAGATGTAGGAATACCCTCGTTGCCACTTCCGGTAGTGCCACCACCGCCGCCGCTACTTGAGCCTCCTCCTGCCGTTTGACTAATTCTGCCATAATCTATCACGCTAAAGTCCTCCCCTGTATAATTTAAAGTAAATCGGGCTATTGTGCAATATCTTTCAAATTGATTTGCAATAGCCAGCATTGAACTGTCCAAAGCAGGGTCAGCCGCAGCCGCACTCGCCAAATCATCATATTGCGTGTCGCCTGTAACATACAAATAATTTGTTGTGTATGGAGTTGTGCCAGCAGTAGGCAAGCCAACGAGCCATACATTCATAAATTTTCCGCTTTCAAGAGCCGTCAATGTGTAATCGTTGTTATACATTGGAGCGTTTGTCGCAACATTTACAGGCACAATTTCAGCCTGACCGCCCTCACAAGCGAGGACATTTTCTGCGGTTGCTCTTGCTTGCATATATATTGACCCTGTGCTTGTTGTAGCAAGGATTTGAGAAAAGTTTGCCAAACCTATTTTTGCTTGGTTTATAACTGGGTATCTTTGTTGCGGTGTATCTGTAACAACATTTGAAATCTGACCACCGCTCAATACGACCATTCCTGTCGTAGCGTTCAAATATTCAATAACGCTTTCAGATGTGCCGCCAAGCCCCCAAGTTTGAATTGCAAATTTATTACCGTCAGCCAAAATAACAATTTCGCAAATATGATGAACAAAATCACTTTGCACTGTCGGATAACCTGTTGACCATTCTAACGCCTGTGTCTGCGTATTGTAATATAAATAATGTTTTCCAACATCGGTAGGCATATCATCTGCAATAAAATTTGATAAAGCAGACACTAAAACGCCTCCGAGATAAAATACGCCCCCTACACCCATGACTGTACCAGCCGACCAGTCAATAGTTATCGTAGGAGCAGTCGCCCAACCTGTATCAGTATTAAAAGCCCCAGCCGTTACCGATAATCTGCCGTTGCTATCGAGCGTAATAAGGTTGTTTTCATCTGTACTTACAATTCCTTTGATAAGATTTTGTAATGTAATTCTTGCACCGTCCCCTTGAGCAATATTGTTAATGCCTAACAAATATTGACTTAACTGCATTTCCGTCAATTCGTGGAAAGAGTTGATAGGAGTTGTTTGCGTAATGTTTCCTATTGGTGTGTTCATTGACATTGTAAAGTCCTCCCCTTATGTTGTATAATACATCTTTTTAGTATAATCTGCAAGTAATTTTGCTGGTAAAGTCCTCGCCTTGTACTTCTTCTATGTTACTGATAACCATACTTAAAATTTCAGTAACCCCAGCCATAAACAAATCGCCTGTATAGTAAATTTCAGCACCGTCAACATCATAAAACCCATGACCTCTCAAGTTTGATGTATTTGTATCAATATGCGTTTTGAAAAGAATTTTTGAAACGGTTGCCGTATTTGGGACTAATTCATAAGTATTTACATTAAAGCCCTCGCCCGATATATCAACCGAGCGTATTGTAGCCGTCATGCCCTCTGATACCGGAAAAGGTAGCGATGACTTAAATCCGATTATTTGCGAACGGTCAGCATTATATAAAAGTTCTTCAATAGAACCGGAACAACCCTCATTTAATCGTGTATAGTCTGCAACAAGCACCCTATCAAGTATTTCCAAGTCTAAAACTTCTCTTGCAATATTAAAAGTTGCTGTTGTGTTCTTTTCGTTCTCTATCTCTAATTCATACGCAATTCTGCGTTTAACATTATCAGCATTTTTAATATATTGTAACTCTCTCTTTTCGGGTTTATAATACTGGTCATCTTTACCCTCCTCCGGCTGCCAATGACATGCTCCGTCATACCAATAACCTGTTATTTCGTCCTCTGACCAAGTTTCTTCGTTGATAAAAGAGCAACGCAAAGCCATAAGGCGATTTAAGCGACCTCTTTTGCGAACAATACTCAAATCCCAACTATTTTCAGCATTGATTAAGGTTTTAATAGGTCGTCCGTCCTCATTCGTATCAACCCTTAAAACCGCCTTGCCCCATTTGTTAGGTATGAAATATAATTGATTATTGCTTGCAATTTCATTGATGACGGTTTCATATTTAATCTCGCCTGTAACTATCCCATCGCATTTACACCCATGAGCCTCACACCATTCTCTTGCCTTTTTAAATGAAACAAGGTCAATTTGGTCAGGCGACATAGGGTCAGGGTTGCTTGCTTGGTCAGTAAGCAGATAATATATAATGTCAACAGGATTTCTGCTTTGCTCAAGCCCTCCTGTCTTTAAGTTTGTGATATATGGGAAAACAATAGCCCCCAATTCGTCCACTTCTCCGTCTAATTGTGTTGTAGCATTAAAAGTACACGCAATTTGAGAAACATAAGGTAATATGCTGCTATCAACAACCGGAATACCCGATTTAAGCCTCCAAACAATTTCAGAAATATAAATAGAGCCAACCCAGTAATCATCTTTTGTAAATACAATAGGCATTACTTTTACTTGATATTGCCCTGCCGTTGCAAATCGAATACCTACACACTCGTAGAAATTATCATCGGCATTATTTATATCGTCAGGAGTTTTAAAAGTAAAGTTGTTGCCATTTCTTGTAATACGACTGCTCAAATTGCCTATATTTCCGTCAATATCTCTTGTATAAATTCTTGCAATATTGCTTTCGTTCATTCCATGCCACTGCGTTTCATCTTTGCGTTTCCATTGAACTTCCGCACTAATTGAAACACGAACACGCTTGCCCGAACTTGAATTTATTGAGTATAAACCTTGAGGGAAGTTAAAATGTATGTCGCAATATTGTGTTTCAGTGGGCGACTGTGATATAATTTCGTTTCTATCGCCATTATAACTATTTACGCCTTGATTTACATTTGCCTCAAAAGTATCTTCGCCAATAGCAACCGTTTCGTCAATTAAATAACAATTCAAATTACCCTCTGCCGAATTGCCTCTTGTGTTACCGTTTGGAGTTGTAGTTGTATAACGATATTCAGATATATTGTAAGAACCTAAACTAATTGTAACTGTTTTTGTCGCATTATAACTACCTGTCGCACTATCATAAACTAAATCGTTTCTTGTAATTGTTACAGAGGTTGAAAGTGTTACATCTAAATCGTTTGATACAAAAGTTGCCGTTAAATCCATTTGCTTATTTGTCCAAGAATTATACGCAACTCCTGTAAAATTATAATTTTGAGTTATAGTTAAAGATGTACCGGAACATTGGTCATTATAATAGGCTATTGCAGACTGAAAAACCGCTTGCGACTGGTCAAAAGATAATTCTTTGTTAAAACTTTCAGTAACGGCGTTATCCCAGCCTATAAATGAGTTAATTCCGTTAGCCTGCTGCAAACTGTAAGAGGACGGACGATAATTTGACAAAAGAATATCGCCAAGCCTAAAATCAGAGTATCGAGCATTTGAATATCCTGCAACACTATAAACCCTGTATCTATTACCGCCGTAGCCACTCTTAACAAGAGGTATGCAGAATTGAGAATAATTAAAAACTTGTAAAGAACGCCCAAAAGCAATAGGCACAACTTCCTCTTGTAATTCGTTTTTAGCCCCTGATAATGAGGGCGAACTATTTGACTGATATATAGGCTTATCCGTTCCATTTGAACTGCCTTTTGGTTTTGCTCCAAACTTTCCAGCAATAGCAGAAACACCCATAATCAAGCCACCGATAGCCAACGCAGCAGCAACCCCAACGATAACCCCTGCAACTGCCGTTGATACAGATAAAGCGGCTGCAACTGCTCCAACTATACTTGTAATCAACGCAGTAATGGCTTGGGGTTTCTCTCTAATTTCAATAAAGGCATTTCTTGGAATTATTGTATATGGTTTTATTCTTTTACCGTTTACTAAAAGGGTTTTATAATAGCCGTCATCGCCAACAGGCTCATTTTTGAATACCATAAAAGCAGGCAACCAAGCCCAGTATTTTAACTCGCTGAAATACTGCCCTAATTGTCTATGACAAACCGTTGCCGGAGCAAAAATTTTGATTTTTAACTTATTTTTCCATTCTATAAATGACATAATTTTTCCCCACATCTGCAATATCGCTTACTTGTACGCCTGTTTTTGGTAAGTGTATAAAACTTTCACTATTTATCATAACTCCTGCATGCTGATTTGCAAAGAGCGAAAAGACTATAATATCGCCCTCCTGTGCCTCACCAACAGGAATTTTTTTATGTTTAATATTTGATGTTAATTCATACTTAAATTCTGCCTGTATTTCGTCCGCAGGATATTCAGGCAAATCAATATTATATAAATCTTTATAAATATCTCTTACAAAATCCCAACAAACATATTCGCCCTCTTTATAGCGTTTTGTTGTCATATATTTAATTAAATTTTGCTCGTCCATTTTACCCTCCTTAACGATGATTTAAGTTGACGAAAAGGGACGGGTTTTTGCCCCTAAAACGCCCTGCATTTATTGTATAACAATTTTTCATAACGAGAGAGGCTGTTACAGTTTCCATAGTTTCAGTTTGGTCGGTGTCCCAAATATATTCGCCCAAATTTACCCAATTACTTGAACCGTCATAATCAGCAAGAATAAGCCAGCATTGTATAATAATATCCTCAAAACTGTTATCAGCCGCCCTTAAAATGTTTGAACTAATCAAATTGACATTCGTAACACCAAATCCTGAATTATCGGTTTCACTTTGGGACGGTAAATTAAACGAAAAAGGGCATGGTTGATAGATAATTTTGTTTCCGTTTTCGTCCGTTCTTGTATGTTCAACAACATCATTACAAATACTATAACGCCCATTTGCAAAACTACTATGCTTAATATCAGCCGCCAAGCAAAGAACTTTATCAAGAGTTTTTGTAGCACTTATCATTGGTAAAATAGGCATTAGTACATCACCTCATCATTATCATAAACTAAAGCACCATTACCCTCTGTAACAATTCTTTCAGGCGTATTTTCAGTAATAAATCTCTTAATCGGAATTGCATTAGAGAACGCATAAATCTTAAGTTGAACATATACCGCTTTGACGCTATTACCAGCAGGCTCAACAGTAGGCTGTTCAAGTATATAGCAACGCATAAAGCCATTAAGTTTAACATCATAAATCCAGCAAGGCAAAGCCCTATTATTAGTGGCTCTCGCATACCAAAACCACCATGTTTCTTCCGTATCAACATAAATTTTTGCTGAAATTATACGACCTCCGGCAGAAAATCTTGAGTGAGTTATAGGAATACCAGCGTCAGGGTCAACACTTACAACCGTTTCTTGTCTTGTAACTTGATAACCGTCATGTAAAAGTCGCCAAGGCATAATATATAAACCGTCTGTCGTTGATTTAACAAACAATTCTTCTTGAGTATCAAAAATTACATTATTGTCTTTTCCCATTTTAACCTATCTGCCTCCCCTGCTTTTGCAAACGACTTTGTGCCGCTACCATACCTTTGTTTGAACGGCTACTTGCAAGCATTGAATTTAACTCTGCAATTTTAATTTCCGTACTGTTATCAGGGCGTCTTTTAACTTCTACGGCGGCATTTGTATAATTATTGATAGTAACTTGTGGAGCAACCGCACCAATACCTACATCGCCATTCGCCATGCGTTTTGCAGGAGCGATAACTTCTGTGCCAGCCTCACCAGCCAACCCAACATTACCGCCCTGCATAGGAAACATTGTAGGCGAGGACACAATGCCACCTTTCGCATGGGGTACAATATTTGTGGATTTTGAAAGCGAACTTACACCTGACAATTTATTGCCAAGTCCTGACATCGCTCCTCCTATCATTTGACCACCGCCAGCCATAGCAGCCCCAGCGGCTATTCCTGCCCCTGTCATTACTGTTCCAGCGGCTATTCCTGCTCCTGTAAGAGTTGCTGCAAGAGGGGCAAGAAAACCACCTACAAACGGAATTTTTGCAACGCTTTCAGCAGCCGTAGCAACTGCAAGAGCCGCCATAGCCGTTGCAGCCGTACTTGCTGACGCCGCTAAACTTGCCATAGCACCAGCCATTGTCGTTAAAGCAGGAGCAGCCGTTGTAAAGGCAGAACTTGCTATCGTCATAACGGCAGCCATAGCACCCAACCCAGCCGCAGCAATAGGAGCAGCCGTAGCCATGCTTGCGATACTTCCTGCTGCCGAAACGGCTGGACTTGCAACATTAGCAACGCCCATACCAGCGTCAATAGCAGATGACGCCATTCCCCCAAGTCCTGTAATTGTGCTTGATATTGCTGGATTTGTGGCGTTCAATAAAGCGTCTGAAAGTCCTGTTGCCTGTCCTGTTAAAGTGGATAATATACTACCTGTGTCTGCGTCCCCTGTAATTGAGGCTGCCGCTCCTGTTAGAGAGCCACTTGACTGTCCCCAGCCAAACTTTTGCTTAACATTTGCCCATGCCTTTTGAATACCACCAAAAGCACCGTTTAATGCCCCTGTGCCTGTATATGTAGGATTATCTTTTGTCCCCTCAAGAGGTGTGCCAGCAAATCCTGACCCAGCACCTAACAAAGCAGATACAAAGCGATTTCCACTTCCGTTTTTAGCCCAACCAGCCTGCCAGCCAGCAAGAACACTATTACCAATTTCTTTAATCCAACTCGTAGCAACCGATTTAATTGCAGATAAAGCAGCATTTTTAAATCTGTCCCAAACTGAAAGATTACTATCAAAATCCAAAAGGCTATCAATAAGGGTATCTGACAATTTACTTGCCTCACGATTTGTAATTTGTAAAATATCCTCTCTCTTTTTTAATACCTCTTGATATTTAATTTCAGTATTGAGGTTTTTCATTGTTTGTTTTGCGTTCTCAATTTCTGCGGCAGTATAAGCCGTAGAGTTTGCCAAACGGTATTGATATGTCTTTGTGGCTGCCTCTGCCTTTTTCTTGGTTAAATCCCAGCCTGTAACCTCCGTCTGCGTTAATAAGGCAACCTGACGATTTACTTCTTCAATTTGTGCCTTTTCTCTTATATATGCGGCACTTACTCGTTTATATCTATCGCTTGCAGTATCGCCAGCCAAAGCCATAAGCCTGATTTCTTCTTCATGGGCTTTCATGCTTTTTTGTAAAGCCTCATAAGCGTCATCAACCTTTGTAGTTCTTGATGATTTTCCTTTTCCTTTGCCTTTTCCTTTACCCTTGCTATCGCCCCCTGTATGTAAGCCTGTAACCGAACTTGAGGTGTACATAAGTTGACTTGCTAATTTTGCCTCCTCTTGACCGAGAATAGCAACAGTATCCTTATAGCGTTGCATAGCCTTATCTTGACGGTCAAAATCAACTTGTTTAATTAAATCAACCATACCAGAAAGTCCGCTATTGATATAATTATGAGTAGCCTTACCGACATTCCAAGCACTATCTGCAAAACCGTTCATGCTTTTTGAGGCGTTATCAAGGGCGACCGCCATTTCTTTTGCACCAATTTTGCTCGCAACCCATGCACCTTTTTCCGCAACCTCTGCAAAAGCCTTTGTAGCAAGTGAAACAAGTCTTGTAACTGCTTGACCTACGGCAACAACAACGTGTACTATGCCAGCACCAACGCCCTGCAAAACAAGTACAACGCCTAAACCAACTTGTTTACATCTTGCTCCGAAAATAAGCCACTTATTACTTAATTCATCAACATATAACTGTTGTGCTTTCATCATTTCAGACTGTATCGCCATTTTAGCGATATTTTTAGCCTGTTCATCTGTAACATTCTTAATAGAAATACTATGCTCTTGAATATATTGCAAAACTTCCGGATATTGAGAACGTAACATTTCAAGATTTCTATTATAAGCCTCTTGTTGTGCTGATGAACGGTTTTGAATTTCTGCTAATTGAGTAAATTCAGAGATAAGCCCTGTTACATTATTTGTAACATCACGCTGCTGGACGGCAGCCTCCTCAAAAGACTTATTTGCCTGACTTACTGAATTTGCACAATATAAAGCAGCCGCACCAACTGCGAGCAAGGTCGCCCCAACAGGATTTGCGACTAAAGCCCAAAGTGCCTTACCAGCAGCAATAGCATTGGCTTTCATAGCGGTTAAAGCCGTATTTACAACACCAAATTTTGTTACAAAAATAACGGAGGCAGTCGCAGCAGTAAGCATGGCTGCTTGCATAGCAGTAACCGCAGCAGCACTTTCCCCAAGTCCTCCTGTAACTCTATTGGCAAGCCCTAACACATTTGTCCAAATCTTAATAAAAGGTACAAAAGCATTATTCATTGCTTGTCCGACATTGGCTTGCAATAAGAATGTTTGTGTCTGCATACGATTTAAGTGTGCATTATACTGGTCAACGGCAATTCCAATTTGTTTACCCAAACTGTCTTTAACCATAGCAGCGAAATTAGGCAAGAAATCTTTTGACATTACCTCGCCTTTTTTCATTAAGTCCATAAGTTCCCCAGCAGTTATACCCATACTTTGAGCAGCCAATTCAAACGCCCCCGGAAGTGCGTTACCTAATTGTCTTTTAAGTTCTTCTGCTTGAACTGTGCCTTTATTTGCCATTTGTTCTAATGCAACAAATACATTTTCCATTTGAGCAGAGGACAGGTGTAATGATACCATAGCCGTTGACAAATCCTCAAATATTTGTCTTGACTGGGCTATTGTACCTCCTGACCGAGTAAATGAAGTCATAAATTTTGCATAAGGCTCATAGGTTGACTGTAAATTCAAACCAAGTCTGCCTGCCATGTCTGCGGTAAATGCCATTTCGTCAGCACCCTGCCTTAAACCTCTCGCACCAGCAGCCATAGTGTTTTTTATGCCGTCCATAGCAACCCCAGCCTTTGACATGTCGCCTATCATATTACCAAGAGAGGCTATAACTCTCTGAATACCGTCAGCAGCCAAATTACCAAACAGGGAAGAAAGAGCCATGCTTTCATTACCTGTGTCCTCCATTTGCCCTGTAAGTTGTTTAAATTTATCATCTACGGCAGCAACTTCGCCTTGTAATCTTTTATATTTTTCGCCCATTCTGCCAAGAGTAACATCATTTAAGTTTCCGGCAGCAATAGCCTCTTTAAGACGATTACCATACTGTTGCAATTCCTCATTCATACGACTATATGAGCCACTCGCAGACATTTTCATTTTATTATTTACATCTTGGACGGCTGCGGATAATCTTTGATATTCCGAAATAGCGGCATTAAGGTTTGTTCCTTTTTCGCCTGTTGTATAAAGATTTTTTAAAGCCAATTCAGCAGCAGCCAATTCAGCCTTTAATTGATTATAGGGGGCTTGGGCTTTTTCAGCCGCAGTAGCCATTTTTTGAGCAGCCGCAGCGTTTCTCATGTGTTGCATTTCTAATTTTGCAGCCTGCAAAGCAGTTCTGTTCATTTCCGTAGCCAATTTTTGCTCGCCCATAGCAGCGGCGTTATTTGCTTTATTTACTTCTTGAACTGCTTTAGAATAATTAGAAATTGCCCCTGACAATGAATTGAACTCTCTTGTTAGGGCTGATATTTCTTTGTTTCCCCAGCCTGTGTTTTCCAGCAAATCAGTAACCTCTTGCGTCTTATCTGCAAGAGTTGTCAATATCTTAACGGCTCTTTCGCCTCCTATGGTTTGAATATCTATGCGTAAAGCGTCATCAGACATTAAGACATTACCTCCTTAAATCGCTTTTTTAAATCTTCTTGGGTTTCTTTCATAGCAGCACGCACATATCCAACAGGCTTTGTAGCCTTGATATGTACTTCATCTGCGTAAACATCTTCGCCATTTACCCCTTTAAAATGTAATTTTTCAGCGTTTTTAGGGCGAATAGTTATATCGCCAAAACCATATTCAAGTCTTTTAGCGGCTGGGTGGTCAACAAAAACAGCATGCTCATTTTTGTCATGGTAAACAACATTATCATCTTGAAAACTATTGTGAAATTCATAAGGATATTTGGGGTCATTATTAAACTTTTGTCGTGCTTGAGAGCGTATATTTCTAACAAGAATATCCCCAGCCTCGTCTTGAATTTGCTTAACTCGGTCAGAAATTCCCCTTATCTTAAGTATTAAATTTTCGTTAGAAACATTTGCCACCGTTGTACTCCTGCATAAGTTGTAATACCAAATATCGTGTTGCATATATGTAGCCACTTGTCAAGGTTTCATCGTCTGCCGAGATTTTTCTAAAGCCGGAAATATGCATGTAAGCGTCATCTAACAGTTGATAAAACTCCTCGTCTAAATTGGCGAGGAGTTGACCTTTTTTACCGATAGCGATAGGATTTTTCTTATCGCCTACGAACATTGGCGTTTTTGCCTCGACCTCACTTAATTGTTTGTGTCGGGTGTAGCCTTTTGCGTGGAGTTCCCAGCCGATTTTGACTTTTTTACTAAAGCCTCTTTGGCTTTTTCATTTTCCGTATGTTTTTTATGCCATTGTACTAATACATCAGTAATATCAATAGGTACGCCGTACTCAAGTAACTCTGCAAGAGTGTTGCATTGAATTTGTGTACCGTCCTCTAATTCAACATCAACAGGTTTATCAAAACCAAGACAAGTATTAGAGAATGTCATTAAATTGTCTTTATTTGTATTACCCTCGGCACTACGAAAATAATCCATACTGCGAGGCAACCTGAATGTTGCCCCAACAGTAGAATTATCCTCAAATTTGATTTTTGCCTTGTATGTAACTTGGTTGTATGCTTTTATTGCCATAATTTCCTCGCTCCTTTATTATTGCAATAGTGTACTAACAATTAGGCAGCAATTCTGTTTTCTTTAACGAACTGCGGCTCAAATTCGCCTGTTGTTACTGACAAAGATACATCAGCGGTTTTTGCAGAGTTTGTGCCACCGCTAAAGCCACCTGACGAAATTTGTGCTGGAGTGTAAAGTGTTAAATCTTTTACGTCATTTCCAGCGATACCCTCTGTCAATACAATAGCGACATTTACATCTGCTCCTACGGCACTTCTTTCATAAGAACCGTCTGACTGTTGCGAAAGCAAGGTAATTAAATTACCCATAACAACATCAGTAGCAGTTTCTTCGCCTGTTGATGTTTCTACAACAAGTGTGCCTGAAAGTTCAACGGTCAAGCGACCTGCTCTATAAGTCGTAGTTTTGTCGCAAATTGCAGTAACGTCAATTTGTTCTTTGTCAAAAGTTCCGTCAATGTTTTGAAAACCACAGAATTTTGTCATTGTTAATGGTTTAACCTTGTCGCCATTGCCAAGAGTAATAGCAGTGTGAGCCAAAAAGATGTCGCCAACGGCTAATCCGTTTGGAATAGTGCTATCAGATGTAGCAAGGGCGGTAACAAGATAGCGTGTGCCAGCAGTTAAAGAGCCTGTTGTAACTTCGCTGCCAATTTCAAAAAAGTAAATTCCGGTGTCCTCGTTAATAACTCGTTTTACAGTCATAAGTTCCCCCTTTTATTGTTTTTTAAGATATTACACTTTTCTTTATCATCATCATAAACCAATATTTTATTTTTTGCAACAATTATAAGTGTTCATATTTAAAGATGAACTCTGTAAAACCCTGTCCTGTTTCATTTGTAAAAGTTGCTGCATTTTTTGTACGTTGTCTAACGGCATTTGTAATACGATATTCTGACAAATTTTGCAAAGATTTAATCATGCTATTTAATTCCTGTAAAATTTCATCTATTGCCATATCATTTGTCGCATATACACTAAACTGAATATCTGAAACACCAGCCGTATTATAGCCCTCGTCATTTTGGCAAAGAGTTTGAGCGTTTGTATCATTACCGCTATCAAGAACATGTAAAACACAATAAGGGGTTTTTTGGTTTGCAGGAGCAATGCCAAAAAATATATTACCTTTTAAGAGGCTACCAGCACCCTCGTTAAGCCCTGTTGATTTTTCTTTTAAGGTTTGCCATAAATCTATGTTAAAAGTCCTCATATTAAGCCCCCTCGCTCGGCTTTTTGAATATTACATTGCCGTCCTCGTCCGTAGGAAATTGAACATTCTCGTTAATAAATTCTATACGATATTCGTTATGGTCAACTTTGCCACACCTTTTAATCATGCCTATATTTTGATTTATAGGAATGATAGAAAAGAACGAAAATGCCTTGCCGTCAACATTTCTTAAAACCATTTTATCGTCAAATTTAACTGACGTAGGAGCAAATAATATCCCTGACATTCTTAAAGTTTCTTTATCATAAATATCAAGTAATTTTGAATAATATTGCCCCATAGGATACTGAATTAAGCCCCTAAACTTCTTTTTGAAAATATAGTCGGCATGCCTATTCTCGTAATCATCAACGGCTGGCTTTTTCCATACGCTTAATATCTTATAATTGTCCTTTAATAACATCAGGATATTCCCCATTTCCGATTTTGACTAATTCTTGACCGTCCTCCAAATCAGGATTAGCAATAAATTCTGCCATAAGCCTGATAACAGGACGATACTTTTCAGGTACTACCATTCTTTCAATAACGGCAGGCTCTTTGCGTGGCGTGTGGAATGGACTTGTTTCAAGTTCAAAAACACCATTGTTTTTATCTTTTACTATTGAAAGTCCTTTATAAGTGTCAGAGTTCCAAGCAATAACATCGCCTATTGTCGCTTGAAAGCCTTTAAGATTTCCGATTTTATTTGCCCCAGCAAGCCCGAAATGACCCATAACAGCATTTTGACCCTTATTGCAGTCAGGGCAACGATTATAAGGAGTTCTAAAATAAGCGTTGTTAATTTCAACCGACACATCTTCTATTGCCTTTACAAGTTGTTCCGGTGTGTGTTTTTTTTTCTCTCTGATAGCCGTATCTTCTGCCACAAATTTTGGCTCTGCCCCGATTTCAGCCTCAAATTTTTTGCCTCTTTTTTTAGTTTGTTTTTCCTCTGACATAATCAGCCTCCCTATGTTGAAATATGTTGAAAATATTTTACTGCGTCCTCAAGATGTGTAGGATATGAACCTAATCCATAATAATTATGAGGCTCAAAGTTAGTATAAGTATAATTACCCAAACGCTCTTGTCGTTTTTCCTTGTCCTCTCTCAAGAACAAATCAAAAGCAAGCATGGCAAATACATTATCCAAAAATTGAGGAGGAAAATCAACAAAAAGCAGTCCAATAGTTTCCGCTTTTCCGCTAACTCGCATATTAAGCCCCCTGTTGTCAATTTTGACAGTATCATCGCTCACTTCTAAAACTTGTGTTAGATATTCGTTTGTGCAAGTCTTAACGATAATATAATCGTCTGCTTGAACATCTATATCATCATTTATGTTTGTAATGTTAATTTCTTCTTTTGTATTCTCGCCATAAACCAAAATAACATCTTTATAAATATGTGAATTAAGGCACTTTACAAAAGGATTATGAATTGCATTACAAACCGACATAATGAACGGAAATAAACTATATAATATTGTTTTGTCAATATTTTCATCAATTTGTTGCCATTGTTCATCAACAAACTCCCAACTTGTACCGTCAGTTGTTAATAACGCAGTTGTTCCCTCAATATCAGTAATAGGCTCTTGAGTAATTTCGCCGCTTTCCTCGTCAGTAACTTCATTATAAAGGCTCTCGACAACCAAATCATATTTATTAGACAATAATTTTATTTTTGCTAAAGCGTTCATTATTTATTCCTTTTTCTTAAAAAGCCCTGCCTCATTTGCAGGCAAGGCTTTTTAATTGTGTAGTGTACTTTTAATGTAAAGGTTATTTCTTTTCTTGAATAAGTTTAATAATATCAGCCTTATTAAAAGCCTCATATTCATCGTCAGTATATTCCAAGCCAATTTCTTTTGCTTTTTCTACTAATTCAGCCTTATTCATTTTGTCTAAAGGCTTTTCATCGGGTTTCTTTTCTTCTGAATTGCCTTTAACAATTTCGCATATACCTTTAATATGTTTGTAGAATAAAGGGTCAATGTTAATTATTTCGCCCTTTTTCCCAAATTTTTGTCCCTCTGTTTCAGAGAGATAATAATTATCCTGTTTTAATTTAACTTGCATTGTAAAGTCCCTCGCTTTGTTGTTAAAATTGTATCACAAAAAATCAAACAGGGCATAGGGGTTTAGCCTATGCCTTTGAGTTTGACGGTAAAGTCAATAAATCAACTGTTCTTGTCAAGCCAGTCGGTAGCGTAATGCTTGCGATATAAGGCTTTGTTAAAACAATTTCAAGATAAGCAGTTTTAGTTCCGGCTTGAGTTCTTGCCTTGATGTATTGTTTATCCAATGCAACAGGGTTTGAACCGTCAGAATTTTCAGAAACATTTACAGTAGTTCCGTCAACGATAGCGTCTGCCTCTGCCTTTGTACCAGTATAGTTTGCAGCACCGCTTGCTCCGTTTGCTAATACGGAAAACAAAGTTTGGTAGCCAACAGTAGCGATATTAGTTGCAGCAGCAGCCTTTTCAAGTTTGTCAATAAGTGTGTAGCACATAATATTTGCTCCTTTATTTCCTTTTAAGTAGTAACCGTTTTTATTTGAGGATTTTGGGGCTATTAAAAGCCCCTATCCCCCCAAATCAATTTTTCTTATGCAGCAGTACCGATTAAGAGTTTAACATATTTGAACTGTGTCAAAACTGCGTCATATCTTTCAGTAAGCAACATATCTCTGTTCTTTAAGTGGTCATGTATCATAAAACGACCAACAGGGCGTTTATAACCAGCCACCGCAGACGGAGGCAAAATTGCTGCTTTTACATTCGCTGCAACTGCTGCCGGAAGTGTAAAGCCGTCATCAAAAATTACAGGAACATTTAACAACGGTACAACTGCGTCAACGTGGAAAGGTTGTGTACCTAACCCTTTTTGAACAAAGCCAAGTTCAAATTTATAGCGATGATTGTCGTCTTGTTCAGTGATAACATTCGCCCAAGTTGTTCTGTCAATAAACAATACACCTTTACATCTATTTGAAATACACAAATTCATAATATCGGTCATTGTTACAGTTCCGCTTGTAGCAACATGAACTTCGCCAACCTTACCATAAGTATTACCTCTTTCATAATTGATAATACCTTTGATTTTTTCAGCAGAGTTTCCAACCCAAAGGTCTTTTGCTACGCCTCTACGACAACCTCTAACAAGTTTGCCATTGACATAATTTTCAATTCTGAAAGCAGTATCTTCGATTTCATCATAGGTAATTCTTGCCGGAGCGTCATAATCTTTTAAGTTCAAATTTGCAGAAACAAAGCAACCGTCATCAATAGAGTAGCCAATTCTTTCTAGTGTTTCCTTAACTGCGGCAACATTTTCGTCCGGCTCAACTGTGTCAACGATAACTTTTTTAGTTCTGCTCATAGCAGGCTCAAAGTTGACAGCATTGAATAAGCCCTCGTCATATTCAATAAAGTCCTCTCTGATATTAGGGTCAACTTCCGGTATAATCAAAGCACCGCCTCTGCTATCATCAAAACCAGCAAAGCCAGCGATAGTAGCGTCAAGTTTGATTTCTTTTCCGTTGATAGCGTCCCTTACTTGTTTGTTCAATTCAACAAGATAATCTCTGTATTGCTGTAAGGTAACTTTTTCAGCACCGTCCCTAATACAAGAATTTAAGCGTTGTAATTGCACTTTTTCAATTTCAGTAGCGTCATCAACTTTAGTTTTAGCATTATTAGCGTTTTGCAATTCAACTAATTCTTGCTTAACTTTGTCAATAGACTGTGAAATTGTTTCTTCAAGTTCAGTTTTTAAACCGTCCTTGATTTCAACACCTTTTGCCTCAAGTTTAGTTTCAACGGCAGAAACAAGACTTTTCTGCATATCTTCTAACTTGATTTCCTCCGATTTTACAGGAGGTTGATTAGACGGTGTTCCCTCTAATTGTACTTTAAATTTGTCAGCATGTTTTCTCATTACTGTTCCCCCTTTATTGCTTTAATAACATTTTCTAATGCCGTATGCACATCTGCGTTAGAAATTTCAGTTTTGATAACTGTTTCCTCCGTCTTATCCCCCTGTGCTTGAGGTTTTTTTGTATTTGCGAACTCCAAAAGAGTTGCATTTTCATTGGCTGGAATATCAGTTAAAGATACTTCGTACCAATCAAATTCTGTTACATGAAATACATCATCAATCCACTCGCCGTCAAGCGACCAGCCGCCTATTGAAAGCCCAACATAAATACCTTGTTCATAAACAGCAAGTAGTCTTTCGTTGCCTGATTTTGGTATTTCCAAAACAACTAATACTTTCTCGCTAATTTCCTCACAAGAAACAACCTTACCAACGGGTAAGCCATGTTTTTCATAAACGGCAACATTTTTGCCTGCGGCTTTGTTTGCAGCCCAAGCGTCCAGCAACGCTTTATTTTCCACAATAAACCCAGCAGAGTTTTTGTCAGGAGTGCTTGCAATAGCCATAATGTATGTATATTTTTCCTCATCACGCTCAAAGTCAAATTCAAGTTTAACCTCGTTTTCATTGACCTTTTGCAGTTTTAGAAAAATGCGTTTTCCGTCTATCTTTCCTGTCATCAATTTTCCCTCTTTGATTTAATAATATACGATTATTATTTTTTTTGCAACAATTTGTATTTTTATTCGTTATTTTCGCTTGTAAATTCCGTTGTATTGTTGCCATTCATGCCGCTTTGAGTAACTTTAACACTTTGAACGGTTAATTCATCGTCCCTATAATCGCCAAGAGGAGCGTAATTATACATTCCCCTGCGTTCTTTTACTGTAAATATACCCAAAGTAGGCAAATCTTTCATCATGGACAAAAATCTTGGTCGCAATGCAGGGATATTCTGCTCAAGATAAAACACCTCAAGGTCATCAAACCCGACATTTTTATATTTGTAAACATCAAATAAATGGTTAAAAATACCTTGAAACAAAGGGCAAATAGTCATATCAAACAACATGAGCATGCCTTTTTCATAGTCTTTACTTTGAACAGTTTTACCCAAAACCCAATTTACACCAAGTCTGCGATATATTGCGTCCTCTGCGGCTTTTAACACTTCCGAAAATTCCATATCTTTATTATTTTGTGAGAATTGCTTTACATCTTTTTCGGCAGAACCGTCAATAATTATGGCACTTCCGGCATTTCCAGCCCCAGCGTGTTTAACCCTTATTTCTTGCCTTAATTGTTCCCTATGTTTTGGATTTAATAAAGATTTAATCAGGAATATAAGTGAGGGTCTTGCCCCATTTTGCAATAAACTTTTATTATGATAACACCCAAACCAATACATAAGCGTTTCAATGCCTGTGCCAAGTAAAATAGACGCTGGCAAATATGAGCATTGAGGGTCAGCGTTCCAATAAGGTGCTAAAATATAATTTCTATCATCTTCTTTTTGATAATAAGTTCCATTAAAAATATAATTTCCGTCAAAAGAACCTGAATTATTGACCAAATAAGAGCCAATGCGATTATTTGCGACATCTGCGGTTGCAGATACTAACTCTGCGTCCAAAATTTTAATAGAAACAGGCTTTGTCCCCTTAAAAATAAAGGCGTAATACACAATGCCATGCAAAATATAGTCTTTTGAGGATTTTTCAAGAAATTTTTTACGATTTACTCCAGCAGACGGATTTTTAAACAGTTGATTTAATTCTTTTAAGCGTGTGTCGTTTGTGCGTTCTGCCACTTGATTTTTGGTTTTATCCCAAAAAACAGGCTCTATCATTTGAATATTGTTAGCAATGAGGTCAACACTTGTGCCTACGCAAGAAATCTGCCTGTATGCAGCGTCCCATTCAGACGGTTGTAATACAGGTTTACGCATATTTGTTGAAAAATCGTGATACGGAGTTCCAACAACCTTGCCGTCTTGAATAAGGACATCGCCTCCCTCACAAAAGCCGTCATCTTCTTTTATTTTTTTAATGTAGCCCATGCGGCTCATTATTTTATCGGTTAAGGACATCTAAAATTCCCCCTTTTATTTTAGATGATAGCCTAAATTTTAAAAATTTTCAACAATTAGTATGCCCTGTTATCAGGGAGCGACCCTGACTATCGTTGCGTAGGGCTTACGCAGACTTAACAAGCCTCATTTTCCCCGAACTTATTAAAGGTGCGACCTTTGTATCGTGCAAAGTTCTTGCTTTTTCCGGACAAAGTTTTTGATGTCAACATCAACGCAAGAGAATTTGAGCCGAATGTGTTAAGCGAGTATGAGGACAAACGCTTTGAGGATAGCCTGACTTTCATTTATAAATGACTTTCAGTAGCCATAGCCTTGTTTGCCACTAATACAAATCATTATATCCAATTTGGCATGCTTTGTCAATTAAATCGGCTGGAGGCTTACCATATTTGGCAAACAAACCTCTTATAACTTGTCTTAAAACAGGGGTATTATAGCCTTTTTGTGTTGTTTTACAGTATCGGTAATAAATACAATTTTGGCATGTGTGTTGCAAATAACACTCAACCGATAGCAAAGTCCACCCTTTGCCAATGTTTACCTTTCGCCATTCCCAAGTTTTATTGCTTCTATTCTTATTTTTTTTGTTTTTTCTACCCATTCTAACTAACTCTAACGGCTAAAGAGCCAAATTTACCTTTTAATAACAAACATGCCAAATTATCAGGAGCGTCATCGTGTTTTACGCCTTTTTTATAGCCCCAAACTTCTTTTAAGTATTCTTCGTCAGTTTCTTCAACAAACTGTACTGCTGGCAGCAGTTCTTGCCCCTCCTCACGCCAATAAGGACGAATAGTGCTGACAATTTTTGTATGCTTATTCATACTTTCATGGTAACTATCAACCACAAAGCCTAATTCTCTAAACTTATCGCCCATAAGCCCCTTATCAGTATTAGTTTCCATAAATATTTTTGAAACGCCGCACTCAAACAAAACTTCTGCAACTTCCATATAATTTTTATCCAAAGCCGTTTTATACATGCGACCATATACAATGACCTCATTTGTTTCCCAATTACAAGCCCCTATACCAACGGCAGTACGGTCATCGCCTGAATATGCGGCGTCAATGGCTGCAAAAACCTCCCAAGCGTTCTGATAAAAGGTTTTTGAATAGTTGCCGACATTCTTAATTTTAGGAAATGGTTTTTCAGCGTCAGAAACAAGGGATAGCATATAGTTTGCTTGGAATAATGCGTCATCATTCAATACACGCTTTTTCCACTCAATATCCTCTTTAGTCATCAAGCCTGTTTGGTAGCAATTATATACAAACAAACCACGCAACATGTTTAATTGTCGGATTTCTCTTTTAATCGCTTTAACTTCTTTTGGCGACAAATTTCTTAAGTCTATTTCTTCAAGTTCTTTTTGTCTGTCGGATTTCTCTTTTAAGCCTCGCTCCATAAGAGCAAAAGCGTCCTCCTCATGCCAAGGCGTACCGATGTTAAGTATGCGAGTATCTGAAAAACCTTTATTATTTGATAATATGTTCATCAATTCCTGATACTTTGCAATAGTGCTGCGTCTTTCAGCCTCACTCTCTCTATCGTCAGTAGTAACAATATCGTCCGTTATAATCAGGGCAGCGTGCTTACCTGTTAATGGCGAGCCAAGCCCCAAGCCTCTTAATTGAAATTCCCCTGAAAGACTTGTATTTAAGTTAGTATCAATGCTTAATGCAGTATCAGTAGTCTTTTTAAAGCCACCTTTTTTAACAATATCAGGGTGTAAAATGTTAATAAATGTCTGAAACAAAGGCGTATCAAGAATTTTACTGACACCATTTACAAGTTCTTTTACTGCGTCCTCTGATTTACGCAATAAAATTATGGTTAAAAGAGGATTTAATATAAGCAGAATGGCTATGCAGAGCCTTAAACAAGTTGATTTAAAACTATCCCTGTGTGCTTGGTGGACGGTAACACGAAATCCTTGAGGGTTTAATACCCATGTTTTAATCCATTCGCTATGAATAGGCTCTAACAAGTCATAACCTGTCCCCAGCATACGACCAACCATGTGTGCCTCATTTGTAAGCAGATGAACAACCTCCTCTTTTGTCCAGCGTTTTTCTTGCTCCTCTTTTCGCTTGCGGTCATACTCAATTTTTGCTTGACGAACAATATCTAAAGCGGTCGGTTGTTCCCCCTCTTGAACAGGCGTAGTTATTGGCTCTTGTAAAAATGCCGGAAAATGCTCTCTCGGCTCGTTGCGTACAATATCCATTCCGTTATGAGTAAGCCAAAATTCCCCACCTTTTACTTTGCTATCCTTGCCTTGACGGTGCAAAATATAAATGCCACGCTGCTTAAATATAGGCGTACCCAATAAAACAGTCCTTGCAAGATTTTCAGGAAAGACTTTTATAGAACTAACAAAATCAAAATATTCAGGGTCAATAGCCGAACAATAGCCCCTATTGCTATTGAGGAACAACATAAACTTGATATAATTATTGTATTCAGTATTATTTATCGGAGTTCTCGGCATTTTCTACCTCAATATAGTCAACATCAATAACACCCTCTTTTTGTTCTTCAATAAGGCGTTGTTTTTCTCTTGCCATGAGTTCTTTAACCTCATTATAAGAGGCATTGAGGTTGACATTGACCTGTGTAATCGTTGTTTCCGTCTTGTCAGCCCATTTGCCTTTTGAGCGGTTTTTAAGAGTAAATTTTATAGCGTCAATATTTGGAGGTAATTTTGCCTCAAGAGTATGTACGCAGCCGTCTTTATCTATTTGCTCCTTTGTAACAGTAGCCCCCTCGATAAGTTCCTTTAAGCCTTGCTCCGCTTTCTCTTGCCATTCTTCATCTGATAGCGTCATATTGCCCCTCCTCATAGTTCGCCCACACTAATACTGTATCAGAAATTTGCTTAAATTGGTAGTTCCACTTTCTTTGCAACACTGGTAATATAGCCTGCGGCGGCATTTGAGGCGTATCAGGGTCGCAAACTAAAGATACTTCATAAGGGTATTTTGGATTTTTACTACCGAATAAATATAACTCACTTATTATTCTGACAATTTGTTTATATATAGAATTTTTAGTAAGCAAATTTGCAATATTTGAAAAATAAGGTAAAATCAGCCTAAAGCGGTCTTTTTGGAATATAAGACATTTTACATGCATTGAACACTCTGCTGCCGGAAAAATCCTGTCGTAATATTCAGCCCACACCTCATATCCAAGTTTTGCAAATATTCTTTTAACATCATACAAAGCCCAAAATTTGCGATTATAAGTAAAGCGAGCCAACTGTTTATAATATTTCTCGTCCTTATCAAACGAGCATGCCTGCAATTTATACTCATAAAATTTACTGCCCTGACAATGCGAAGTCAATTTTAATTTTCCTAAAAAGCAGAGGGTATTAAAGAGGTGCGAATTAAGTTCCACCTCTTTATGCCCTATCAGTTCCCATACGCCGCCATTCTTAATAATGTTATTACATCGTAACAAATCTATATTTGCTTGTAAATCGCCTGCATTGGCTATTTTTATTTTTCTATTCGCCATTGAAAATCTACTCCCATAAACCCACCTAATAACAATTTGCCAGCCAAAAACTCCTCTTTAGCCGTCTTAAAGTATAGTCCTTTAATGCCATGCGGATATTGTTTTTCATATTCTTTGACAATTTTTCTATAACTTGTCTTTTTGCCGAATACATCAATAGGCTGGTCAAAGTCAAATTTATATTTGCGAGCCAATATCATAAGGTCATTTTTAAGGTCGTCAGCATTATCGTAGGTAAAGTTTATCTCGTCAGGAGTTTCAACATCAGGGTCATCAGACACAAGATAAATAGTATCGCCTTTAACCGTATCTATTTTATCAATAAAGGAATTTTGCAAATCCTTAATCTCTTTAGCCTTAACCTCGTCCAGTTCTCGTCCAAGCCTCAAAGCATAATCAACAAATTTCTTTTCAGGGTCGGCAGGCTCGTCCTCGCTCATAATCATGCGATACTGAATACCGAGTTGCTGCATTTCCAACATCGCAGGCGTAAGTTGACTATAACGCTTTTTAAATTCAGGGTGTATTCCGTTCATTTCAGTACAAGGTGTAGAGAAAATCCAAGAGCCTTTTGCCCCTGCCACCTCTGCCACCTCGCTTGGGTCAACTTTTCCGTCAAATATCATTTTAAGAGCCAACATCGGCTCAAAATTAGTTAAATCATTTACAGGCTTATTACAGTCTTTAACGAAGTAAAAATCCGTCCTATCAACATTCTCGTCAAAAGGCTCGCTATATTTATCCACTGCCTCACGCTCCAACTGCTCTGCCAGTTCCCAACGCTCGTCATTAGTATAAACAGGATATACTTTTGTTGATTTTGTTTCCTCGTTATCAAGGACAGGCGGCTTTGAGTTGTAAGGGTCGCCATTTGCAGCAGTCGGAGGTTGTAATGTTTGTGCGGCTGGCTGACCTACCACCTGTTGAATAATAACAGGCTGCTGAATTTTCTTTTCCTTTGGTATGCTTGCAAAAATAGTATCGGCAGACACGCCAAGTTTAAATCGGTCAAAGAATTTATCAACCAATTTTTTATCCTCTTTTGTTAGCCTCATACTGTACTTCTTTTCTTCCAGTAAGGCTTTAGGGTCGCAGCCAGTAAAATCACGCTCATATTCCCCTGTTTCCAAGAAATAAGCAAGGTTTGCATAATCCCGCAAAGTCATTACTTTATTATAAGTAATTTTTCTTTCCTTTTTCTCTTTCATTTTTTGCTCCTTTTTTATCAATTTTAAGTGATGAACAATTTTTTGTCAAGTTTTGACAATTTTATGCAATTATTATACCACAAAAATAATGTGCAAATTGAAAAAGTGCAACAATTATTTGGTGCAAATCGTTAAAAATTTAAGTTTGAAATGTGATGTCAGTTATTTTATATAGTGAGTACGATGTGAGGTACAATGAAGTGAGAGGCGATAGACAGGCTTAAAATATTTGAAATTTGAAAAATTTTTCTGGGGGTACTATCGGGGGTTTGAGGCTTGATTTTGCAGATTTTCAGGGGGTAGGGGGGGGGTCTATGCCTTACGGCTCAAGGCTTTCCAGCCCTGCTGCTTTTGCCCTCTTGGGCTTTTGTCCGTCCGGTTACTTGCTTTTATTGGTTGTATCGTTTCGATACATACTGATAATAAATATTATGTAACAAGGCTTTGTTTTGCTTGCTTGCTTATGTTTATATATCTGAACTTTTAACCCCTCTTAAATGGCTTGCTAACCGCCTGAAATTTAATTTTTAAGCAGGGTAAACCATAACCGGATTTTATGCGGTTGATTTTTGCCCCCTTGCCCTGATTTATTGCCCCTCTTGAGCCGTCCGGCTTGCCGTTGCTTTTATTCCTGTATGCCTGAAAGCCTTACGGCTATTGATTTTTAAGCCTTTTTGCCCTGACTTTAGCCCCTTAAATGCCTTTATAGTCTTACTTTTAACCTTTTTGATACTTTTATATAATACCGAGTAATTTTTATTATTATTATTATTAAGAGAGAGAGAAATATATTTTTTATACCTTAAAAAGTCCCAAAAGTCCCTCAAAGTATTACTACATAAGGCTTTTAAGCCTATAAAATCCCCAAAAAGTCTATCAAAATCAACAGGCATAAGCATTTAAGACATATTAACAAGGCATTAAGGCAATAAAGACAAGGCAAAAGAACAAAACAAAGCAGGAAAGTAAGGAAAGACAAGGAAAAGAGAAACAAGGCAACAAAGAGCCGGAAATATAAAAAACTCATACAAATATATGATTTTTACAAAATTTAATAATTTTAAGCAAAATTATACAAGCCCAAAACCCTTATATATTAAGGGCTTTTAATTTAATGTAAAGTTTTGTAAATGTTATATAATAAAAATAACATTTAAGGGTTGAAATTTGTTTTTATTAGTTTATAATGATAATAGATATATCAATTTATTTGATATAAAAAGAGCGTACAAAGTGAATAAATAAAGGACGGTAAACCATGACACTAAACAAATTTAAAAACAAAGTTCAAAATATGTCCGAGCAGGATTTTAAAACTTTTTCAAATTTGATGTATAGAACTTTTAATTTTATTTTAGCAGTTGAGGACATGGACATAATAGAGATAAACAAATTGCAGGCACTACCAAAAGAGGACAATATAAACACATCAAGCATGGAACTAATGAACGAATTTAAAAGACTTTTTAATTTAGATATTGAATAAAAGCAAAGGAGCGTACAAAATGCAAAATATAACACAAAATTTTAATGTAGAGCAATTTTTAAATGACCATGAACTATATGTAAGAGCATGGCAACTTGATAAAGATATTTTTAATAAATTTGATAAAGATATTATTATTGAGATTATTAAAAATAACTATTCCTTTATAAATGAACATGGGCTAACCGTTTCAGATGTTCAAATGTATATTGATATTCAAAATAGATTTAATGCAAGAACCCAAAGTACTAAAAAACCTAATCCGGCAGACGTTTTAGAAGTATGGAGCAATAATAATAAAATATTTTACCAAAATGCACACATTGAAAAATGCAGTTATAACGATACAGGCTGGACATGGTGCGAACATGCAAGCAGTCATTATATAGATATTGATTGTTTCAGCACATCAGGCGGAGCATGGCATGATTTAGACATTAAAAATATAAAATATATCGGCACTGCTTTTAAGACAATATGGACATGGGGACACACCGGAGCAAGAGGGAACGGAGGCATGTATATAAAAGTAAAAGTAAACAAATTTAAACTTGTACTTGATAGAAAATATATTGCTCTTGTCGTTTCAAGAATTTTTAATTCTGATTATAAATACATGGTTAAAAATTGGGACAAAGCAAGCCCATGTTTTTATAGCACGCAGTCATGCTTTAAAACTATGAGCGAATTAAAACAATATTTAAAACAAAGACATTTAAAAATCGGTAAAAAATTATCTTGTAATAATTTTTATCATGAAATTATCGGGGATTTTGACATGGTACAACACATGAGCAAAAAAGAATATGACGACATAAGAGGCAATATAAAAGAATTTGCTTTAATGAGCAATGGGGAATTAACAGGGGCTTTTTATAAAAATAAACAAGTTCATTTTTGTAACCCAAATGTTAAAGATAGAAAAATTTTTAAATAGGAGGCTAACATGATATTAACTTTATTTTCTATTGATGATGAAAAATTTTATTTTATGACAGGCACGCAAAAACCGGAAAACATAGCCCGATACATAAGAAAAGGCAAAATAAAACCATTAAACAAAGAACAAAAAGCCGACTATATAAAAAATATGGCAATTAAAAACAAGGGCTTAATAGTTCGGGAAATTATCACAAAAACAGTTTAAAAAATAAAAATATAGGAGCGTAACAAGATGAAAACAAAAACAATTATTTTAAGACAGTTTAAAGAATGTTCAAAAGAATTACAAGAAACAATTTTAAACAATTACCGAGATATTAATGTTGAAGATGTGAACATTTACGAAAATAACGACACGCACATGCAAAATTTAGCCGATAAAGGCTTTTTAAATCCTACTGTTTATTATGATTTATCATGCTGTCAAGGCAGCGGAGCATGTTTTGTTTGCTCTGAATTTGAATTAAATTTATTGCTTGAAAATTTAGAAATAAAACATAAAACATGGCTAATAAATATTATAAAAAATTATTGTGAAATTGAATTAAAAGAAAATCATCTTGCAAATTTTTACACGCATGAAAATACAGTAAATTTTGACATTATTACTTATTTTCAAAAAGATTTTAAAAGAATTGAAAAACATATTGACACAATAAAAAATTATATTGAAAAAATCCGGCTGGAGGCTTGCGGAGAATTATATAATAATTTGTCAAATGATTATGATTTTTTGCGAAGTGATGAACAAGTAAAAGAAACTTTAATTGCAAATGAATATTATTTTAATGAACAAGGCAAAATTGAGGAGGCATAATCATGACAGTAAAAAACGATTTATTAACAATTAAACAAGGTTTTAATATGGACGGTTACAACCTCAAAGAACTTTACAAAGACGATAAAATAAAATTAAAAACAGAGTTCAATATGTTTGTTGATAGTTTACAAAAAGATAATGTAATATCAGAAAAAACCGCTCAAAATGTATATTTGAGCAGGAACAAAAAAGGCATGATTATGATGTATTGTTTATCATATAGCATGCAAATTGGTTAAAAATAATAAAATAGGAGCGTTAAAAAAATGATAAATGAAAAAATAAAAAATTATGGTTTATATTCTTATGGAGTAGTTGAAACGGAGGAACAATTAAAAAAAGCCGTTGCACTTGCAATTATGGAAGTATGCACTTCTGATTATGAATTTTATAATAAAATAGCAAATAAAAATCTATATATTGATGATTTTATAGAGGCATGCATGCTATGCTTGCAATTAGACATAAGCGAAAAATCAAATGTATATACATTTTTGAATTGTGCAAAAGATTTTTATAATTTGCCGGACTTAAAAAGCGTTTTATATAAAATTTATAAAGAGTTAGCCGAATACATAGAGGAGGACGGCACAAAATTATTTTACACCGTTTCAGATGTTTTCGATATTATTGAAACTCATGAAAATTTGCTTGTATTACCTGAAAAATGGCTATCTAATCAAATTTATAAAAAAATAACTGAATTTTTAAAAAGTTTTAATTGCATAAGAACAAAATATAAAAAATGCACTGCTTTTAAAAATCAGGGGGATTTTACAAACGAGCAAATATTAAAAATAGGCAAAAATTTAAAAGGTGTAACCCTATCAGAAAAATTTGATTTTTACCCTACACCGGACAAGTTGAGCGAAAAAATAAGAGAATTAGCAGAAATAAAAAAAGATGACTTTATTCTTGAACCGTCCGCAGGCATGGGAAGTCTTATAAAAGGCTTAAATAAAAATAATATTGTATGCGTTGAATTAAGCCCGATTTTAGCAGAAATATTAAAAAATAGCGGTTATGATACAAAAAATATTGATTTTATGGAATATCAAGCAAAAAGACAATTTGATAAAATTTTAATGAACCCTCCATTTTCTAAAAACATGGACGCTAAACACATAACACACGCTTTTAATATGTTAAAAAATGGCGGTGTATTAGTTGCAGTTCATACCCCTACAATTAAAACCGCAGAAAATAAAGCATGTAAAGATTTTCAAAAAATATTTAATCAATATGCAGTAAGCAGCGAAACTTTTTCAGGAGCGTTTAAAAATAGCGGAAAAGGCACAAATATAAATGTATGTATAACAAAATTTATAAAAGAGTAACAAAATAAAAAAGTAAAGGACGGTAAAAAATGAAAAAATTTGATGACAGAATTAAAAAAATTTTACATGACAATTTTGGTATAAATTGGCATAAACCCGAAGATATTAACATAATATCAGGGCAAGGGAAATTTACTATTGATAACCTCATAAAAACACATCAGTTAAGCGAAAATAACTTAAACTTATTGCTTGTTTCTTATCCTTACTATGGGGACAAAGAAAACTATACAACAAAAATAGTTCAAATTAACCCTGATTTAAAAAATATTGACCTATTAAGCACTTATAAATTTTGGTTTAGTTATTTAGGAAAATTCAACACAAAAAAAGATTTTGAGGCATGCCGAAAAGATGAAAATATTTTTTACTGGATTATTGAAATAAAACCGGAGGCAATAATCAATAAAAAAAATATAAATATTGAACATGAAATAATGTATAATAATAAAAATATGCTTGACCGCTTTATTGTTGAGGGTGAGGCATATATAAAATATGCTTTAAATTATAGTGCTATTGATGTATTTAAGGACGGTAAAAAATACTCTCTTAATATTACTACTATGTATGGCAGAATTAAAATAAATAAATATGATACTGAAAACGGCTTAAAATATTATGTTTTAAAAGATGTTTTGGATAAATCCGGCTATCCGGTTTATCAGTATAGAGAACGCTTAAAAAGTATCTTGAGAAATAATAAATTAAATAATGTCAAAAATGCCGTTAAAAATGGCACATTTACTGAAAGAAACAACCATTTATTAAAACTTATCATGGATACAAAAAAAATATATCTTGAAAAATTAGAGCAAGCCGACACATCGGAGGCAGTTTTACAACTTGAAAGCCGTTTTTGTTTCGCTAATAGGCTTAAAAAATATGAACAATTTATTGAATACCAAAAAAATGCCCTCAACGATGAATTGAGCGTTTACAATAAATTTACATCTATTGATGAAGTTATAAACGAATATTGCGAAATAAAAAATAAAATTTTAGAAGATAAGGAGGCTCTATTATGCTTATAACTTACCAAAACTATAAAGGCGGTATAAATAATTTATGCGTAGTTAGTGAAGATTTTAGAGGCAATACTTTTAGCGGAATTATCGGAAAATCTACAATAGACGAACAACACGCAATTAAAAATTTTAAAAGAAATTATCGTAAACATAAAGGGGTAAAATACCCATACGCAGATTAAAAATAATACTTGCTTTATATCAATATTTTTGATATAATTTAATAGGAGCATGACAAAATGATAAAAAAAACAACCGAGCAACAATTAAAAACTTTAGAAAAAAAATATAAAAAACTTGCAGAAAAACACCGTACTTATTTAATGCAAGAATACGTTAAGAAAAAACAAAGAGAAAAAACCTTTTCAACTCTCAAACAAATTATTTTTAAACTATGTAAAAAAATTCTTGAAATTACATCAGATGAAAATTTACTTGAAACAACCGAGCAAATACAAAAAATAGTGAATAGCACAAAAATATAGGAGCGTTTTAAAATGTCAAAAAAATTACAAGATTATGTAAAAAGATTAAAAAAATTTTTAGAGGAAAATTATATTACACACCCTCTCAAAATGTATAATTATTCATCAAAAACAGTTGAAACTAAAGAAAATTATTTTGTTATTGAAACTAAAAACGCAGGGCTTGTAATGATACACCCTGATTTATGGACTTGTGATAAACCGTACAAATACGATTTATTTACTCAAAAATACTGTTATGAATGGGATAACGAAAAAGAAAAAACTTTTAAATTTAGAACCGTATATGACGGCAAATTTAAGAAAAATAATATCTATGCTAAACCCTGTATTGATGATATTGAGTTTTTCATATCGAGCGAATATAGAACTACAATACCGCCAAAAGGGTTTATATGTCCTACCGAAAAGGTAACAAAAGAAGAATATTTTTTGTTAAAATCCGTTGCTGATTTTATGGCAGAAAAATTAAAAAATAAATTTGATACAATGCAGGATATAGGCACAAATACTCAAGGGCGGTTTGAATATGATTTTTATAAAAATAATGATTATATTGCCGGAGTTGAAATTTTATTAGGCGGTAAATTGGCAATAATTTTATCAAATCAAATAGTAAAAGAGCGTACACGCTTTTTTGTTTCTTCTCTTGAGGAGGCAAAAACAAAAATAAATCAGTTGATTAAATAGGAGGCAGTCATGGATTACGAAAAAATAAAAATTGCCGTTTATGACATAACGGACGATGTAAAATCTCAAACAAAAATTGCGGTTTATTCTTTACCAAAATTTATTGAAGAAATAAACCTTGCACCTGAATTTATGGATTTTGACCTTGAAAGTGTACGATTTGAAATTGAAAAGGAGTAAGATAAAATGCAATATAGAATTGATTTTTATTCAGACGGAGAATTGACAGAGCAAGAACAAGAAAAAATCATCGGCTTACTTGATTTTTTAGAATTGCAAAATATTATTATCTCTAATGAAAAAGACAACCCTGAAATATTTATGTAGTAAAAAAAATAAAAATGAAAGGATTTAACAATATGACAAAACTTATTATTGAATTACCCTCTTGGGAGGTAAACAAAAACGATTTAGCAGAAATTGCGAATAAAATGCAGGCAATAGAATTATCTTTTAATGATTTAATAAATGATATTCCTGAACTTAAAAAATTTGATAATTTTGAAGATCATACTATCGAGGCGAATTTGTCTGACCAGTATGATGAATTTTTTATTGCAGGAAAAATAAATGACGAAGAAAAAAATATTTTTCTTGAAGTTGTTACAAGAGAGGTTGCTATATCAAACGATAAGGAACTTTTATCAATGTCCGGTAGTGGATATACCAAAAGCGAAATTGAAAACGATTACGAAGTCGGAGGGGCTTTATCGGGTTACAAAAAATTAGGTAATACAAACTATTTTTATAGAGAAATGTAGAAAAAATAAAAAAAGAAATGGAGTGTAGAAAATGAAAAATAAAAAAAATACTTTAAAATCTCAATTAAAAAGACTTTTTGTTATTATACTTTTTATTAGTATTATAACGCAAATAAATATAGCAATTACAGGGGCTATTCAACATCAAATTAAAGAAAATCAGATTAAAAAAGAATTGATGTTATGCCCTCCTGACTGCTGCACTATTGCGGAGGATTTGAGCGAATATGACTTACCTAATCCCCCACAACTTGAGATTTTAGATATTGATGTAAAACCGATAAAATAAATTTGACTTATATTATTTTTAATGATATAAAAGAGGTAGATTTAACAAAAAAGGGGCAAGCACATGGCAAGAAAATCAAAAATAACAGGAAAAATTATTGACCGAGTAAATGAGTTGATAAATAACGGAGTTTATAAAAAAGATATTCCGGCATACATTGAGAGAGAATTTAACGAAAAAATATCACGTAGAACGGTATTTAAAATTTGTGAAACTTTACATATTCCTGAACGAGAAGAAAAAAAATCAAAAATAATAAATATAGCAAATTTAATATCGTTGCGACTGCTTTATTTTTGTGATGATTTGGAACTTTTAACAAAAATGTTTGCTGGCGAATGTTGTTATCAGGAAATAGAAAAAATAATTATTCCCGAAAAAGTATTGTCAATTATTCCGGAGCAAAAAATAAAAAAAATTGTTCATCTTTCCGAGCGAGCAGGGCTTAAACTTGATGTGGAATATAGACAGAGAGCAGTTTTATAAGAGCGTGCAATTATTATCAAAAATTGTGATATAATAGGTTTAATATGGCAGAGTTACAAGTAATAGATGAAATAGTTGAAGAATTGCACAAAATTAGAGGAGTGGATTTACCGAAAATCTGCTTAAAAATGATAGTTTTGTCATACATGATGTATTGTGCAAATACTTTTGATTTTAAATATAAAAATGAGGACGGTCAAGAAATCCGCTTAAATTCAGGTTGTATAATTCTTTGTCAAAAAGGTAGCGGAAAATCACGAACTTTAAGAGCCTTAAAACAAATTTTTGTATGCGTGGACGAGGAGCGTATTGCACGCTATAACAGGGCTTTGTCTTTGCATAGTAAATTTTTGGCAAAAAGCGAAATTCCGCTTACTGATAGTCAAAAAAAAGAAGTTGAGTTAGCCTATCAAGAGTTAGGTAGAGAGCCAATTACAACCTTTGACGACCCGATAACATCAAAAGGACTTTGTGAAACTTACGCACAAATAAAAAAATATTATACTAACAATTTATTATTTACTGTGGACGAGGCAGGCGACCGCTTATTCAGGGACGCTTTTTCTGCAAATCCGTCCATATCTGCAAAAGAGTTTGTTGCTGCAATAAACCAATTATTTGACGGATATTGTGGCATGGGAAAATCAAAAACATCAAGAGCAGAGGGGATTACCTCTCAATACAACGTAGGGGCAAATTTTATATTTGTTTCAACGGCAGAATTTTTAAAAGACTGGCAAGTGCAACAACGCTATCAAAGTTCTTTTGAGGGTGGTATTGCAAGGCGATTATTATATGTAAACTGTCCTCCGATAGACAAATTACATACGAATAGAAAACGCTACCACCCAAATTTTGACCGCTTTATTCCTCTTGCAAAAGAAGTATTTACTCAACACCGAAATCAACATGGAATACCAGCAAGCGAGGCTCTTTGGGGTATTTTAGAACAACAGGGGGCTGGGTGTAACATTACCATTGACGATGAATTTCTACTCCTGCTGTTTTGTACCGTCTTGGCGGTATGGACGAATGATTTAGAAATTCAACCTTACCATTGGCAATATATGGTAAACACCTATAAAGAAATGAAAGCCCTATCGCTTGATGTCATAAAAGACAATACTTCAAGTTATGAAAAAATTTGTGTATTTATGCGTGAATATGCAGAGCAAAAGAGCAAAAGCAAGGGTAAAGTGCCTTTAATTGAGATAAAAGATTATTGTGTGCGAGAACGAATGATAAGTGAGGCACGCTTTAAAAAATGGTTTAATGAAATTTGCGAGGAATTTGTAAAAACTAATTCCGGTAAATATATCATAGAAAAAAATCAAATGTATGCTTGGCTGACTGAAAATTTTGCATACAATGGCTAATCAAAAAAAAAAAAAATAAAAGGAGCGTCAATGTCAAAAATACCAAAAGATATAAAAGATTTATTATTTTACATAGAATTGCAGCAAAAACAAGCCCAAACAAACAAAAAATTTTTCAAAGAGGGGTCGCAGAATTACGAACACTGGGAAAATTGGCAAACAATTTATTCTCAAATGCTATCTACAATTAGTTTTTATCTTAATTTAAAAAGTGAATTTAATAAAAAATATGGAATAAAGGAGGAAAAATGAGTTATAAGCATATTTGCGACCGATGTAATCAAGAAATTAAAGACAATTTCGTGCGTATTGAATACGCAGAGGGGTCAAATAGGATAATAAAAGATTTTCATATTGACTGCTTTAATTATGAATTTTCGTGCGACATTAGAAAAATAAAGGAAAATAAATAATGTTAGAAAAAATAATATTTTTAATTCAATTTTATTTTTGCGTTTCGATTATGTGTACTTTGATATTTTTGGGTTTACAGTTACCGGAAGAAATAAAAATGTTAAAAACATACAAAATTAAACGAACTTGGAAAGATAATTTATGTTTTGTAAGAAATATTATTATTTTGTTGTTGTTCTTTCCGATTATCGCTTTTTGGTATGGAATAAAAGAAATGTGAGGGTAAAATGAAATCTTCTAAAAATAAAACTGAAATAGACGATATTCAACCTTTTATAAATATACTAAAAGACGCTCAAAAACAACTTGAAAAGATAGGAATATACCTTGATTTTAGTATTTATACAAACGGATTATATGAATATCAAGACTACGAAAAATATAAAGACTACACAAAAGAACAATTACAAGAAGTAATCCGAAAGAAAAACGCAACAATATCAACTCTCAATGGGAAAGTTTGGTATTGTAAGAATGACGCAAAATATTACAAAAACCGACTTAAAAAGGAAAAGGAAAAAAATAAATGCTTACAGGAAATGAAAAAATAAAAGATTTGAATGATAATGATATTTTAAATTGGCTTTGTAATGGGCTGGGAACAAAATGCACAAAAGGGTATTTTGAACATGCCAATAATCATTTAGGCAAATACCGCATATTGCATGTAGAATTTGAAAAACCTTTTACAACGCATAGAATATCTTTTTGCAATGAATTTGCAAATAATAAAACATTAAAAGAAATAAAGAGCGTTATTCTTTGGTCAAGAGAGGAGGAAACATGCAGACGCTAAAATTTACAATAGAAAATTTACTTGAGGAGCGGTCGGGGATAATGTCAAGTACGGAATTTTTTAAATATCCGTCTGCCGAAATCCCCCAAACAAACGAATTTGCACTCAAATATAAGGATTATATGTTAGACTGTTGCAAAAATGCAAATATGTTTTTTGTGCCAGCCCTTGATGTAAAAGAGGCGGAAAATTTTAACGATAAAACTTGTCCTCCATTTACGAATTGCTGGTTTGATTTTATGCCGGAAATTGAAGATACCGAAAGCGAAATACATCAACATTTAAGAGAGCAATTAGGGCTTGCTGATTATTGTTATGTTAAAACTTTTGTCAAAGGTGTAGGACTTTTTGAAGTGTCGCCTACTTCATACCTTACTGTATTTGTTACAAAAGAATATATTTATGACCGCAAAGACAATAAAAAAATTGGCATGACTGACCGAATGAATTTATTTGCTTACTCTTTGGGCGAAAACAAAGGTAATATTCCTGCTTTCTATGACAATATTGTAAAAGCAACTTTAAGCCGAATTAGGCGAACAAAAATTACTTATGTTGAAAATAGCATTGGCTTTACTGTTAGAGGTAGAATAGGTCGAGAATTTACAAAAATCAAATATAAACCGTCTGATGTAATTTATGTGGCAACGGCTGCAAAAATTAAAAAACTATGCCCGACTGCTGCGGAAAGAATTGTCAAAAAACCTGCGTATGCTTACGAAGTCATGGGGCATTGGCGAAAACTTGATGATAATTCCGTAGGTAAAGATAGACAAGGCTTGCGTGGAGTGGCTGGCTATACTTGGGTTATACCTCATAAACGAGGCGAGGGCGAATTATTTAAGAAATCAAGGATAATAAAAAGGGATAAAAATGAAAGTTGATATTATTTTTTATGATAGAAAAACACAAAAAGAAACTGGCAAAAAAGAATTTGGGCTGTTATCTGCTTTCTTTTATGCTCGTTATGTTCTGAAAGATAAGAAAATAATTGAAAAATTATATTCTTTCATAAAATATAGAATATCTTTGTGGGCAAACGGTTATTCTGTTTCAGAGGGACATTGTACGGTTTGGACTAACGACAGAAGAAAGGGCTAAAATGCGAGTATTAGTGGCTTGCGAGGAAAGTCAAAGAGTTTGTATATCTTTCAGAAACAGAGGGCATGAGGCGTACTCTTGCGATTTATTGCCTTGTTCCGGTGGACACCCTGAATGGCATATACAGGGCGACTGCCTTAAAGAAATCGCTGGGGGGGGGTACGACCTGATTAT